GCTGTAAAATCAACTGATGGTAAAATTGGTCGTATGAACTGGATGCGTAAAAACTTAGGTCTTGACAAGCATCATTTAATTATTGTTAATAATGGTAAAGAAAAAACATATTATGCTGATTCTGAATCTTTATTAATAGATGACTACAAGAAAAATTGTGATATGTTTATCGAAGCTGGTGGTCAGGCAGTAAAATATGATACACCTCGAAAAGCTCGAGAAGATATACTTGGTATTTTAGGTGCATAAAAATAAAACCGGTTTTTAAACCGGTTTTTTATTATCCATTTTTAATTACATATCGTTGAATATTCGGTGCAATTCGAATACTCTGTGTCAATGCTTTATCAAGACGTCTGGAGAACATATTACCAAGACTTTCATCAGCAGCAACAAGCTTCTTATAGAATTCAACTGCATCTTGCCATTCTGGTAAAGCTAGTAATTCTTCTTCTTCATATTTGTCTTCATCTGTCATTCTCTTAGTAATCTTTTGTGCAACAGAATCAACAATCTTCTGAACCATTTCATCTGTAAGCTGAACATCGGATTTCATATTATATCCCTTCTGCATATCCTTTGAGAACATAGAAGTATTTGCAGATTTACTGGTATAATTAGAAGATGTTCTAGCATTAAATTCGCCAGCCATTGCATTTGTAATCAAACCTAATGAAAGTGCAACTCCAGCAATCCATTTTGGTAAACTTACTTCATTAAGAACTAAATATCCATGTTCTTTTGCTATTGCAATAGCTTCTTCTAATTTTTCTTTTTCGAGTGTAGGACCTACATTTTTATTAAAAAATGACTTAAAATCTTCTTTTGGAAGGGTTTTGAATATTTCTTCTGGTTTTTTCTTCATTTTAAATTTCCTTTACTTTTATATTATTTATAAATAATGATAGTATGGCATCGACTCAATATGCATCTGAATTTTCCCGTTTATTTGGTGGTGGATGTTCAGTCTCAGGAAAAGACTGGAATGCACCTAGATATTTTGACGGTATAGATAATGACTGTTATAAGGCAGAAGCTGCACTTGTAAGTTCTCTTACTAGTGAGGCTTATGGAAATTTCGGTTTTGAAGTTCAATATTATTTGAAAGGTATAGAAACTGATAAAGACCAATTATATGGTGAAGACCCGTTGCATAATGTAGAACGTAGATTTAAATTGCAATTATATACAAGCAATATTCCTACAATGCAGAAGAACTACGAGCTTCAAGGTATGGTTTACCAGGAACTCATAAATTGTCAATGCACAATACAACATTTTTATGAAGCTTCCCAATTATCATATCCAGATATGCAAAGTATCTATGAGCCGGAAGTTCCAAAAATTGGCGACATTGTATATGTCGAATATTCAGATACATATTATGAAGTTGTAAACGTAAAAGAATTTGCTGAGTCTTCTACATTCTTAGCAGTTCCAATGACTTATACATTCATACTACGTGTTTGGCGTAATAATCATGAGTTCGTTGACGAACAGAATGTCAATCCAGATAAGATGGACGAATTCAGAAAATATGCGGAACTTGCAGAAACATTCAATCTTGATACTTCTACATCGACTACTGATAAAACAACTGAAGTATCTCATGAATCTGATATGTTAGCAACAAATGAAGATGTAAAGAAAGATGTAGATAAAAACAATAAGCCGAAAGATAACGTAAATAGTCATGTTGTCTATAAGTCTGATGAAATTAAAGAAGACAATCCGGCATATTTTGATCCTTTCGGAGGCTGGTAATTTATGGGTCTTTTAAATGTTTATCAAATGCGTACAATGCGACCATATATCAATTACAGATTCAAATGTAATATATGGCCATTTGATGGTGGTTTTGTAAATAGTAATCCGTATTATGAATATACTATTAAAAAAGTAAAATTACCAACATTTAAATTAAATACAGAAAATAAAATATCATTTGGTAATACAGCTTTTGTTATTCCTATTATTGACTTTGGTGATACATCATTAGATATTACTTTTGAAGAAGATGATGTTATGAATGTATTTGAATTGCTATGTGGTTTCTATGGTAAAGATACATATAAATCAGCAAAAATGCAATTAGTCTGTGTAAAAATCGATCAGTTTGATGAAACAATGATAAATCTAGTCGACTCAAAATTATACTTATGTAGAATGAAAGAGTTTTCTCAGCCAAGTTTTAATAACAATGGCCGTGGTGCACCTGTTGAAATTACTGCATCATTTAATGTTGTTTATATTTATCAAGGTGATGCTAGCGAAAGTGGTTTTGATTATAATTATAAAAGCGATTCTATAACTCGTCCTGAAGATGAAAATGAAAAATACTTCGAAGAAGAAATGAAAAAGCAATCCAAAACTGCAGAAGAATTATATAAAAAGAAAGAAGAAGAACAAAAACAAATAATGCTTAAATATGTTCAAGCAGGCTATGAAAAATATAAACCTAAAGCACTTGAAAAATTAAAAGAAAAGAAAACAGAAGAATCTAAAAAAATAATTTCTGAAAATACTGATTTATTAAAAACATATGCTAGTGGTTATTCTATATTAAAAGATGGTGTTGATTATTCTAAATCAGATGCTAAATATGCAGGAAATGATTTACTTTTATTCAGTGAAATGTTCAATGTAGATTTAAGTGATGGTGTAGATGACAATGAACGCACAAGAATAAAAGAAGGTATAGCTTCTACTCGTAAAAACTTTGTTAAACGATTAAAAGATGAAGGTAAATCTGATGCAGAAATAAAAGAATTTTTTGAAAATGATACTGGTATATTTGTTAATAAAGTTTTATCGAATGAAGCTGCTGAAAATATAGTAAATATTGCTGTCGCTTATAGTCAAGCTCAACAAAATATTGATTTGTTAAATAATACTGAAAATGCTGTAGATCTTGAAGCAAATTTAAAAACTATATATGGTGATAATTTTGATGATGTATTATTACGTGAAGAAATGAATTTAGACCTTGAAGCTAGTAAAACTCCTGATTTAGGTCATACTGCTCCTGGAAAACAATTAGAAGCTACTGGTGCATATGGAGTTGAAAATATTACTAAAGAAAAACTTATGGGCGTTGCTAAAGCTGAATTCCTTGGAACTAATAAAGCTGGTAGACCAGAAGGTCCAGTTGATCTTGCTTATATGAACTACCATGATGGTGGTGCTCAAAAAGGTAACTTCGGTATGGGTAATACTCAGAAATATCTTGAAAATATTGGATTAGGTTCTGAGAAATTTACTTTGATTAATACTACTAATAAAAAAACATATACTGGCACATTACAAGAACTTACTGATGTTATGAAAAGTGCAGGTGATTGTGCTAATAGCACAGCATCAGTATGGAGACTTGATGAAAAATCTGCAAAACGAATTGAACAAGTTTCTATGGGTCATGTAGCTGATGCCATGATGAAAAGTATTGATCCTGAAATTCTTGGTGCAATGGACTATGTAACTCTCGGTGGTGTTGCTCATATTGAATATGGTTCTGGTGGTTCATTAACAAGACTTGGTAGTTATTTAAATGAACATAAGAAAGAAGTCATTGAAGAACTCAAGAGAAATAATGGTCAATTCTCTGATGAGTTTGTTAATGAAATGATGAAAGATAGACGTGTTAGAAATTCTCTTTATGTTGAATGGACTGTCAAGGAAGGTGTACATAAAGGTGAAAGAAATTATGCTGATAGAAGAGGCCGCTTAACAGGTAAATACGGTTACGGACATGGACATCTATAATCGGAACTTTCAGAATATTGTTTACATTACTTTACAATTTTTTAAATTTTTACTATAATTGCTTCCTGACATGCTAAAGTCTAATTCCTCGGAGCGAAGCTCAACTCAATGTAGTTATCGGTAGAGGGTTAGCCATCAAGAATATGAGAACAATATTCTTTATCCACGGATGACCAGGTTTTTACTGGTGATGCAACGTTCAGTGAAGTATAATCTAGCCAATTATACATACAGCCGCCATGGCATGATAAGATGTAGCCGGAGTACAGGATGACCACCCCGTAAGCTTATCAATAAGTCCCACAGATTCGACGACGGAATATAATCCGAAGTTTTGCCTGTTTCCTTAAATAGGCTTGATCTCTCTGAACGGAATATTTTAACGTGTGTAAGTATAAAATACTTTATAAATAGATTATAAAAGTTTATTATTAAATGAGGTGAATATATGAAGTCTGAAAAGCTAGATTTGAATAATATTAATGCTGGTAATTTAGGTTCATTAATGGAAACATTAAGAAATGAACCACCAAAAGGATCAGTATTATTAGATAAATATCAATTACCATCAAGAGGTAAATTCTATCCAAATGATATCTATCTTAAGAAATTAAATACATTAAATATTAAGAACTTAGCTACATTAAATGAACAGAATGTAAATAATATTATCAATGGTGTTATTACATCTTGTGTATGGGGTATGGAACCTAATAAGATTCTTACTGGTGATAAGATTTGGTTAATTTACTATCTTAGAAGCATTACATATAATGACTTGCCGTTTACAGTAAGAGGTTCTTGTCCTAATTGTGATAATATTTGTAATTATAAATTTACTTTAAGAGACCTTGTTGTTAGTTATCTTGATAAAGAAATTCCTGAATATATTGAACTTCCAAATGGTGACAAGATTACAATCACGTTCCCGACAATTAGCACTGATGCTGCTGTTAATCGTTTGAAGAATGACCAACAAATTATTATTGATATTAACCCAGAGCTTCTTGAAATGGCAACATATATTTTAAAGGTCAATGATAAGACAATGACTCTTTATGATGCTTATGAATATATTATCAATATTTCTGGTATGGATTTTAGTGTATTGACAAATGAGATGAGTGAATTTATTTTCTCTGCAAAGCCGATTGGTAAATTTACCTGTCCTAAGTGCGGTGAAGAAATATTACTTCCAGTTCCATTCACTCCATCGTTCTTCTTGCCGAAAATTAAGTAATTTTAAATAAATTCTAGCTAAAAGGTATCTTTACAGATACCTTTTTTATTATAAATAACATGTATGGCAAATTTTAAAGAATATCTCGCACAGGAATTGAATAAGACTACTGACGAGAAAGTGAAGACTACGCGTATTATAAAGGAATCTAATGATACTTCTTTAGACGACGTGGTAAAATCGTTGAAACCTGAAATATGGACTGCCAGAGAAATAAAAGGTGTTAAGTTTTTATTCTTTGGTGGTAAAATGTTAAACATTACCGAGCTTAAAAAAGAAATAGATAAACTGTATAGACAAAAAGGCTATGCAGGTTACGGTTTTGCAAAGTTGACCGAAAGTGACCTTGTAAGGTATACAAAAGTAAAAGATATCATTATCAAGTGTTTTTCTGTAGAATATGGTGTAGAATTGAGTCCAGTAACTGTTGCCAACCAGTTATTTACTAATGAATTGAAAGAATTCGCATGGAAGCCAGAGGAATATTAATATGTACCCAACAAACAAGCTTCTTGAAGTAAAACCACTTGTCGATATTAGTATTATACGTGAAACTTTGACAAGAATCGGTATTGTAGATAAGAAACAGAAAAAGATTTACCAATCTTGTCATTTAATTGAACAGTTCGATACTTTTTATTTAGCACATTTTAAGCAATTATTTGTAATGTCACGTTCTAAAAATGGCTTTCCAGGATTTGGAAATGTCAGTATGGAAGATATAGATAGACGTAATTCTATTGCATTCCTATTAGCTAAGTGGAACATGATAAAGATAATAAAACCAGAAGAAATTGACCCTCATAACACAAGAGTAGATGTAGTTTCTCATAAAGATGCTGGAGAATATGCAAAAATTCGGAAGTTTAACATAAATAACCTTAATTACAATTAAAAATTTATAAATAATATAAAATAACAATAATTTTTTAATAAGAGGGTTTAAAATGAAACTAAACGAAGCTAAATATATTCTCGAATCCACTGGTTTTACAGTTAAGAATACAGAATCTTCATTCGATAAAGCCGTAAGTTCCCTTATGGAATCTATGGAAGCTCGTAATGCTACTGGAACAAAAGCATATTCCATTCTTTCTGAAATGGCACGTTTCCGTGGTAAGTATGTTGATTCTTTCGCTGGTCTTGAAGACGCTGGCACTGTTTCTTTGAGTGTCGGTCGTGGTGGCGAAACTAAGGAATTTAGTGTTGCTGAAGGTGCATCCAAGGTTGAAAATGACTTTAAGTCTGCCAACAGTAAGGGTTGTTCTCAGGACGCAGCTACCAGACTTGCTGCTAACTTCGAAACTGTTCTCGCTGCAATGCCAGAAACTGCAAACCAGGCTTATGTTGCAGAATTAAATAAGGAATTAAACTACATTAATCAGTGCCTTGATGCTGGTGATGGTATTCCTAAGGGCGGTTGGACTGCTGAAGGTCTTGCAAGAACTACTCACTCTCGTGATGATAGTGCTTTGGATGCTAAAGACCTTATCAAGAAGATTAATAACTCCATTACTTCTCTTAAGAAGGGTGGTAAGAACTATGACCTTATCAAGAGCCGTATCGACGCACTTGCTGCAAGAAGCGACGAATTGACTGCTGAAGAAAATGAAAAGGTTATGGACCTTTATACTAAGCTTGATATTGCTAACGAACAAGGTCAGACCAGAGCTGTTTCTAGCGGTAAGATTGCAATCTTCAAGAAGAATGATGGTGTTGCTGATTTACGTATTACTGCTAAGCTCAACCATAATGGCATTCCGTTCACCAAGAACGAAGATGGCACATTCACAATTACTAAGAAGGTTTCTGAAGCTAAAGAACTCCTTGCTGATTACGGTACTTTTGTTGAACCAGCTGCACAGTCTGATTCTAATGAAGTATATGTAAGTTTCAATGATGATGAAACTGCTCAGATTGTTTTGGAAGATATCGGACCAGCTGCTGGTGTTGAACTTACTGCAACTGATACTGTTTCCTTCTTGGTTAACGGTACTAAGGCACAGGTTAAGAAGTTCTTCAAAGACCTCGATACCAACGGTGTTGAATATACAATTAGTGATGCAGAGCCGCCTCAGGGTGAAACCGCAGCTGAAGCTGATGCAGAAGCTGAAGGCGAAATCGAAGAATCTTTTGATTATACACTCACTCAGGCAGGTTTCTTGAGCAGAGACTAATAATCAAAAAGAATATAATTAAAAAGACTTAGATTAATTTCTAAGTCTTTATTTTTTTATTTAAAATTTTAATTAAAATATGTCAAGCTTTTCAGCTAATTCATTAATTTTAACCATTTCAGGGTCAGTTAATTCTCTTTCATTGTCCAAGAGATAATTATACATTGTCTCAAGTTCGCTAGTAGGATATACATCACTACCATTTATTGTAGAATTAGCTTTTTCAACGAATTCTCTATACTTAGCCTTTACATCATTACCGATTGTATTAGCTCTAGGCGTTCTTAACAAACCTGGTCTTGTAGTCGGTTGCTGTGTAGCTCTTTGTTTAATCTGGTCAATACGTTTCTTAATATAACGTGCCATTTCATTTCTTGTATAATCAAGGCTTGAAGTAGCATGGAATTCTCTCTGATTACCGAAGCCTTCAGAATTATCCTTAACTAAGAAATCAATACCACCGTTGAATACATCGAAATAACCGCCGTTAAATGTAAGTCTTATACGCTTGAAGAATCTACCTTCACCTGGAACATCAAATTCCTGCATAGAAGTAATTCCAGGAATAGAAGACAATACATCCTTAAGAATTTCAGAACGGGTTTTACCAGCTCTTGCACGAACTGCAACTCTGGTTTTTTCTTCTTCTTTCTTTTCTCTGGTCTTACGGTTAGAACCAGAAGAGTGTTCAGATTGATAGCCTTGAACCTTATCAATAAGATGGTCTTTACCAAGTAAAGCTACAATCTTAGCACCAAGAGTTGCATTCTTATTGAACTTCTTTTCAACAGTTGCACTCTTGAAAGACATTTCAAATGGCCATTCGATTGTTTCTGTAAATTCTGTTTCACCAAGTTCATCAGCAAGGTTAGAAATAGACTTGAAAGCAATCATTACACCTTCATCACTAGATGTTACCTTATAGTCCTTTGCGGGAATAGAATCGATATCCAGAGACGTTATTTCTGTTACAGGTGTGTATGTAAGGACTATATGCTGTTTCTCGTCCAGGAACTCCAAATCGAACGAAATATCAACAGTTAAAGGACTAATATCAATAAGATTATTGTCTGTATCGAAATTAGCTGTCATATCAATATTAATATCTGCATTTTTAACATTTTTCTTGATATGTTCAATCATTTCATCAACTTCAATAAGGTAAGTATTATTACCTTCTTCTGTAATAGATTCAGAAAGCATATTAAATTTTACGAAGTCTTTGAAACTTTCATTAGCTGCAGTTGCTTCAAAACTCTTAACTGCATCATAAATATCACTTAGCTTATTAGCTCTAGCTATATCATCCTGGTCGTATGCGTCAGAAATTTCATTTCTGCATTCTTTCAACCATTCGCGGAGCTCATTCAATGTCATTGTTGACGGTGTAACGTCTAAATTTAGCATAAAACCTCTCTTTCGTTTATATTATTTATAAATAATGTAAACAATCTTATCAAAATAAAGGAATCTTATGTTTATAAAAATGGGTGACACATTCAAGAAATTTGAAGGTTTTAAAAAACAAGCCTCAGAATCTGTTCATATTTATTTTGACAATTCTGAAATTACCTGTTCTTTAGACCACAGGTTTAAAGACGAAAATAATAATGATATCTATGCTAAAGACCTAAAAAAAGGCAGTATTGTTAAAAATGATACATTTGGCCAAAGCCTAGTCATACAGATTGAAAATGTCGGTGTAAAAACAGTATATACTCCTCTTGTAGTTGATGGAGAACTATATACAACGACTAACGGAATTATTCATCATAATTGCTCGTTCCTAGGTTCTTCTAATACATTGGTCAGCGGTAATATTCTTGAAAAATTAGTAGAAGCCGAACCCGTAGAAACATTATTTGAAGATTTAAGTTTAAACATTTATAAGAAACCTCAACCTGGACATTTCTATGTTATGGGATGTGACTGTGCTACTGGTGTTGGTGGTGACTATTCTTGTGTTCAGGTTATTGAGATTCGTTCCAAATATGACATGGAACAAGTTGCTGTTTACAGGTCTAATGAAGTCAGAGTTGGTGAATATGCTCGTATAATTGACTATCTATCAAAGATGTATAATAACTGTTATTATATCATTGAAAATAACGACGTTGGTAAACAAGTTACTGAAGAAGTTTGGTATACTCTTGAAAATACAAACCTTATTAATACTGAAAAAGCTGGTAAAGGTTTAGGAACAAAAGCTGACAAACGTTCTAAGCTTGACGCTTGTATGGAATTAAAGAGAGTTATTGACGCTGAAATCTTGAAAATTCATGACAGTGTAACTATTGCTGAATTATCGAGATTTGAAGAACAATCTCCAAACGTTTTCGCAGCTGCAAAAGGAAACCATGATGATACAGTTTCTGCTTTATATTGGGCAGTATATGCAACAATGCAGCCTGAAATTGATATGGATAATATCAAGGTTAAAGAAGATGTCAAGATGGACGATATGAGAACAATCGACATGATGGCTGATGCATTAGAATATTCTAGTGATTTCTGGGGCGATTTTAAGTAATGGGTTTAGCAGCATTTAAAGATATTATGCAACCAAGATTGAAAACGTTAACACCGTTTTCACCTCCTGGAGAATTTTATAGAATATTTGCTCAGTCATTGAATGATTGGTTTAATGTAAGAGTTCCATTGCAGTATGGAACAATTACTGGTATGGTAACTACTCCTGCTGCTGGTGCATCTTATCCTTTTACTGGTCCAATTATAAAGCCACAAGATGTTTCTTTACATTTGGATTGGAAAGTAATGAAAAGTTTTGAATTAACTGAAGAAATGATATATCCAAATATATTTAATTATATTGGAATGCAAATAAATACATATTTAAAAACTTGGGTTTCTATGCCACCTTTTGCTGTTATAGCAACTATTCCAAATATAGTTACAATTCATTTTATGAAATATGGTCGAGATTTTATTAATAGATTTAAATCAGAACCATTAGAAGACCCAAATGTGTTTAATGTTTTTTGGGAATTATTTGAAGAATATTTAAAAGATGCAATTCTTGCAACACCACCAGCATTTGGAACAGCAACAGGTGCAGCTCCAGGGGGTATGTTTAACGGTCAAGCAACAATTAAATTACTTGCAGAACCAGGGTGATATGAATAAAATTAATCAAACACATCATAATTATGATAATTTTAACTATTGGCAGATTGACGCAAATGAGCTACCGTCAAGAGGTAAATTATATCCAAAAGATTTAAAAATTAAGATACGTTCAATGTCAGTATTGGAAGTAAAATTCTTAGCAACATTATCTCCACTTAATTCAACGTCGATTTGTAATGAATTATTAGAAAAATGTTGTATTCTTGAAAATATGAAATTCGAAGATTTGATTTTAGCTGATAGAGAATTCCTTATTTTCTGGATTAGATTAAACAGCTTTACTTCTTTGAATGGTTTTGTCGTTAGAATCCCACATTGTTCTGAATGTAAAGCAGAAATTGAAAAAACTATTAAACTAACAGAACTTCAATTTAAATATTTAGATGAACCTCCTATCAAAAAAGTTCATTTAAATGATTTGAATATTGATATTCCATTAAAGTTTCCAAAATATGCAGATTCAAAAATTAAAATAAATGATGAAATAGATGAAATGTGTATATACATTGATAGTGATAACACTATGGAAGAAAAATACGCATTTTTATCAAATTTGACTGCATACGATTTCTTATCTCTTAAACAAGCAATAGATAATAATTATTGTGGTGTGGTTAAAGAGATTGATATTCCTTGCCCTAAATGTGGAAAGCTACATCCTGTTAAAATTACAATTAATGATGATAACCTGTTTAATTCAGTAAATCTTATGCAGGTATTAGAGACTATTACTCGTATTGCAAAATATGCTAATTTGCAAATTACGAATGATTGGACTTGGGTTGAAGTTGAAGTTGAACAACAAATTATCAATAAGATGATTCAAGAAGAAAATGAAGCTAATAAGAAAGAACTTGCTCAAGCTAAGGCTAAAGCTGGTTCAGTTAGCTCTCATATTCCATCAGCTCCATCATTACCAAGTATACATCACTAAAAAAATCAGAATAAATATTTGTAAATTTTTATTTGCAAATATTTGCTATATTTTAGCGTATAATAATAATTATGTGATAGGTTAAAATATGAAACAAGATAAGACAAGTGAAGGATATATATCCAACAAATATTTGAGAGAATTAATCATCAAGTTTAATCGTATGAACATCAATGATACAGGTGAATGGTGTGACGCATACGAAAGAAAGCTTGAACGTAAAAACGACAAGAATAATATTGAAGAAGATAAGTATGAGCTTTCTAAGAGTTTTATTCTTCGTAAGAGAGAACAGATTAGAGAGTTACAGGAAAGATACAAGAACTTCACTCCAGAAGAGAGAAGAAAATTCAATGCTGAATTTGAAGTTGTTAAGAAGGAAATTTGTGATGCATTTATTAAGGTTATCAATGGTCGTATAATTTCTTTCAAGCTTATTCAGGGACCTGCATACGAAGAAATTGATGATATTCGTCAAGAAGCGTTAATGACCTTGTTTACATATATTAACCGTTACGACGAAGAAAGAAATACAAGTGCATTCGCTTTTACCACTCAGCTTATTACTAATGCATTAAATCTATATCTTGGTGAAATGAATAAGCGTAACGAAACAGAAATTACGGGTCTTGATTTCTATGAAAACTTAAATACTATTGATGACCCTTATGGAGATGACAATTAATGTTAAATGCTAATACTGAACAACAAGACGGTAAAAAAATTGCTATAATATATTGTAGAGATACTTCCGGTTGTTCTCATGTCCGTTTAAGATATAATTCAGAATATATAAATGGACATGATTTTGGCGTTACTCCAGTATTATTACCTGTATATACATTTGACCCAAATTTACTAGCTAGGGCTAAGTCTATTGTCATTCAGCGTCCTATGACGTCTGTTGATGTAGACTTGATTAAGCGATATAAGGAATTACAACCGAGATATGGTTATAAACTTGTTGGTGAATTTGACGACCTTTGCTTTATGACTGGCGAAGTATCTGATGAACATAATGATTCAGTTCCATCTTATAACCCATCACATGAAAGCATTTTTAATAACAGGGAAGTAATTCTCAAAATTATGAGTATTACATTGCCGATGTTGGATTTGATTGTCGTTTCTACTCCATATCTTAAAAAGATGGTAGAAAAAGTTTTCAATCATCCTAATGTAATGGTTATTAAAAATGTTGTTCCTAGATACTTGTGGAATTTTGAACGTAAGAAAAATATCAAATCAGATATTATAAAGCCAAGAGTAATATATTCTGGAAGTCCTACACATTATAAGCAACCTATTCCAAAGCTTAAACCTGGTCAACATCCTAATTTCCCGAAAGGCCATCCTGGCCAGCCTGGTGATAAGGGTGACTGGAATACAGCACTTTGTGATTGGGTAATTAAAAATGTCAAAGACGATAAGATTGATTTCTATGTAATGGGTGCATTACCATTCTTTTGGGAAGAAATTAAAGAAAAGATTCAGTTTGTTCCATGGGCAGATTCTCATACATTCCCAAGAAAATTCATGGAAATTCATTCTGATTTCAGTATAGCTTCTATTGTAAGTAATCCATTCAATAAAGCTAAATCTTCTTTAAGATTTACTGAAGCCTGTGCAACAGGAAATGTATTTATTGGTAATGTATTTGCAGATTCTGATGACAGTCCTTATAGAGAAATTCATAAAGATTGTAAATTTACTGATAAATCGTCAGTTGATGAAATTGATGAGATGTTCTGGAAGCTTTGTAAAAAAGACAAATACAATGAAGTATTAAATTGGCAGTATAACTACATTAATAGTTCAGGGTGTTGGCTAGAATCATCACAGCATATAAATGAGATGATGCTAATGTTTGACAATAAAGAACAAGATATTATTTAAAATGAAATTCGGAACTTAGTTTCCGAATTTTTTAATAAAAACAGAATATTTATTTTGCCTTAGCATGTAAATAAAAAATTACTATATTTTATACAAACATTTAATATAAGAGGAAAATATCATGAGAGCAATTCTTACAAATGGTAGACAGTTTATTATTAAGGTAGGTTATCTTACTGATTATAAGTATAAGAAGGAATATGACCAGTATGGTCGTGAAATTTGCATACGTTGGAAGGAATATTCTACACTCGTAACAATTACTGAATTCTTCCCACAGGAAACTATGGAAAAGATTGTAATTGTTGGTAAGTCTCATTGTAATTATCAGGACAAGTTTGACAAGAGAGTTGGTAAAGGCCTTTCTTATTACCGTGCACTTGAAAAGATGCAATGCCTTAATATCATCAATCAGGAAGAAGCAAAAGAACTTGCTGCATTCCAGTTGAATAGTGCAATTTATACAGCTACGAAAGGAGATAAGTAATGAATACAATTAGATTTGATAGTTCATTTACAAGCTTTAAGCTCGTTAGAAAAGGTGAAGATATGTTCTGGATTCTTCAGGCAAAGATTGTCGAAGATACAAGCATTAGAACGTTTCCTAAGCAATTCCATGGTGATGTAGATTTTAATGGTGCATTTGACCAGTCTGCAGCTCAAGATGCTTGGGAAAAGCTTATTATTCCGCTTGGTGAATATTCTTTGGAATATAAGATGACATTCAGTGATTTAGTATTTGATGTCAAGCTTAATAACCTTACAGCAGTTAGAAAGGAACTGAAGGAAGGTGGTTGGACTACTGAATATACGCTTGATTTTATTTGCGACCCAGAAAAGGATATGATTAAGAATATTGCTTGGTATGTAAAGCATAAGGAAGAAGACCCAGATACTGGTAAGAAAGTTCTTATGACTTACAACACAATTCTTGAACCTCCGACACCTGAAGCAACTTAAAAAGTTGATTATAAATAAAATCGGTTAATACCGATTTTATTTTTTAAAGGAACTTTAATGTTTGATTCGCAAAAATTAGCATTTAATAAATTTATAAATGGTTATAAACATGGCATTTATGTTTTTACTGATGATGCATGCCATGTATGTCAAGATTATAAAGAATCTATATCATATATTAATAATGCGTATCTTTATTTTGTGGAAGTAAATGTTCAATCACAGAAAGACCAATTATCTCAATTACTTGATCGTTCTATCTTTCCATTAACAGCTTGTTATAAAGATAATAAATTAAAATATGTTCGTCCTGGACAATTATTTGATACACAGCTTGAAGAAATTTTTGCTGATTTAAAAATATTTGGTGATAATCCATTAACTGATGAAGAAATCGAACGTAGAATAGAAAGAGAAAAGACAAAATGTATTTTATCTTATTACATTTTTAGTCCAACTATTTCTGAAGAAGATAAGCAAAAGGTAATGGAAAAAGCTATACAGTATAATGAATTACCTATTGATGTAGATAAATTGATTCCAACTCTTTCTATTGATGAAAGAATTCATTTACTTGAAGGCCAAATGGATGTAGCAAAATTAATTATTATTAAAGATGGTAAAACAAACGTTTATAGTAATTTTGCACAAAGATTAACCATTTCATATACTGCTACAAATGGCAATAATACTAAATTTGAAATCAGAAACCTTGATACTATTTTAAATGGAAACGTAGATGCTTGAATTTATACCAGTTAGTAAATGTGAAGAAGAAATAGATGTAGATACCGATAAGATTAAATTTCTTGATAATACAGTTGGTAACTCTATTGCTAAGAAATATAATTATGCTATTGAAAATTACATTTTAAAAAGTGATGATAATATAATCTGTTTTAGACATAAAGACTGTTATATTAAAACACCGCTTGATGTATGTAATTATAAACTGACAAAACTTTTTGAAGAAGGTGATGTTGGTATTGCTGGTGTAATTGGAACTATTGCTTTAGATGATAATTGCACTTGGTGGAATGGCGTTCCTCGTGCTGGCGGTAGGTCAAATTATGGTTCTGGTTTTATTATTCAAGGTGATATAGATAATCATCTTAGATTAGTAGAATATCCAATGAGAGAACATTACGGTGTTCATGATTATCTTGCAACAGTAGATGGTTGCTGTATGTTCTTCCCGAAATGGATATTTGAAGAAGGTTTACGTTTCGATGAATCTTTACAAGATTATCATTTCTATGATACTGATATTTCTTTACAAGTATTGGAACGTGGTTATAAGGTTTCTACAATAGATATTGAAGTTCGTCATTATAGTAAAGGTCAACCACCAAAGAATTTTGATATGCTTAAAAAGCCATTCTTTGAAAAATGGAATAAGAAAGTTCATGGTGAATGGCCAATTTCTAGGCTAAGTACATTTTATAAGGATTAATTATGAATAGAATGATTAAAAGTTTTTTAGAAAATTCTTCTTATACCATGTTAAATTCTTGTGAAAATTACTATATTTTTAAGGATTTAAAATCAGGAAAAGAAGTTAAGGTAACTCCTATTACTGATGATAAGATAACCTTAGAATTTAAAGAACATTTCGAATGAGTGAAAAGAAGAGAAATCCGTTATTTGATATTTTAAATATCATTTGCACTAAAGAATATACTTGGGAAACTTTACCAGAAGAATATAAACTTGCATATTCTCAATTTATGATAAATAGATTTCTTTCAAGTTATGATTATTTAATGCCATTACTTGATGAAGTTACTACAAAGCATTTAACTGATGAACAGCATTTTACTCTTTTATATACTTGGGTAAAGCATACCAAACATTATTTTAATTATAATGCCTATAAAGCAGAAAAAACAGATCCAGATTTGATAACTGCTTTAAAGAAAGAATATAAAATTAATAATCGAGAAGCTGAACGTTATAATGAATTACTAAATGATGCACAACGTAAATTTCTTCTTGATAAATGGGCAGATTACATTAAATACGTAAAAAGCAGCATATAATTGCTGCTTTTCTTTTTTATATAAAAGTTAATTAACCATTCAATGAATTATAGAATACCATGATTGCTGCAGCCAACTGTAATACACCATAGTCACGGCTAGTATAATTCTTAATATACTTATTGAATGCCTTTGGTGAGCACTTGCCACTATCATTCACGATAGATTCTGGTCTATCAATAGAACCATCCTTAGATTCAACTGTTTTAAGAATCTGTTCACAAGCACCATGAATAGTCTTTTCCCAAGACTGAACCTGTTCGATTGCATCATCCATTCTATTTGTCTGGTCGAAATTATCAGCAAATGCGTCTTTAATTGTAGTAATCAAAGCGTCTGCAATTTCCACTTGCGGCTTAATTGCATCACGAATTTCCTGACGAATATTCTTTTCGACTGGCTTTTCATCAAAATTTGTGTCTAAATCTGTATCTTCAACTACAATTTTGTAGTCCTTATTCATTCCAGCTACAGATTCTACGAGTTTAATGTAATCTTCTTGTGTCATAGTTAATTTCCTTTTATATATTTATAAATTTCATTCATCAACATATCTGGTGATATTTCTGGAATTATTACAGAATCATTTTTTGTTGGATTTTCTTGATTGAGGTCAGTATTATGCTGTGTAGCATCCTGTTTTCCAACATTTCCATTATGCTCGGTATCGTCTTGTTTTAATGTATCACCCTTGATTTTTTTAGCTATTGTATGAGCAATACCCCAAATAGCACCAAGGAATAAATAACAGTCTCTATCTTTACCTTTTAAATCCTTTCCCTTACTACCATATTGAATAATTCCAACTAATTTTTCACAACCATTCTTTACCAAAGTTTTACCAACTTCATTATATTCCTCATTTTCAACATCATCTGGGAATATTACGTGGTTTGCTAAATTTAATAAACCTGTTGAATTCGTTCCAGTTCTAGTTCCAATAATTCTTTCAGCTAAACGGGTTTCAATATCGTTGAATGTTTTTGGATTTCTAATATCGTAAACATCAGCCTTATAATCTGCTGGCAACATTGCATTATTTAAATCCAATGTTTCAGATTTAACACTGTTTATGAATCCTTGTGGGCTTCTATCCTGTGCAACAACACCTTTCTTATTATCGGCTTCAACAAGCATTGGATGAGAATTTAAATTAATAGATTCTTTCTTCTGAGCTAAGTTATTAAGAATCTTTGCAATTTCCTTAGTCAAAGAAATAACAGCCCATGTCTTAGTTAAGAATGTATAACCATTCATTTTCTTTATTTCTGAATCTATATAATCATGTGCTTTACCATTTGGATAGATTTTAAATAAGTAATCTCTTATTTCTGCACCACTCTTATCTAATTCTTGTTTTAACTTTTCATAAGTCTCTAACCAACTATCATTTTCTGCATGCTGATAAATTGGATTAAGTTGCTTAACAACATTTTTCATAATGTTGCTGTTTTCATCAATAAGTTTAATAAGATTGTCACGGTGTTCAGCTGGAGTTTTACCTTTCTTTTCGTCTTTCTTTTCTCCTTCTTCACCACCTTCTTTCTTAAATTCGACAATTTCGATCGCAGCCTGTTTAGACTTCATCTCATTCATATCGACTTTTGATAATGCAACAACACCGTCTTTAATTGGCTTAATATCAAAATTCTGTAAAGAATCAAACAACTTCTTGAAGATATTTACAATACGTGTAGTTTCTTCCTTAGGATTCTTTGCTTCAGCAAGTTCCTTAAACTGACTAATATTAACTTGAATAGAACTGTTATCTTCTGCAAACAATCTATAAAGTTCACGTAAGCTCTTTCCACTACCATCATTAATCCAATCGGTATTACCTTCATTGGAACTATATTGAACTTCACCTTCCTTAGAATCTTTCTTTCCATTATTATTAGAACTAGAAGAACTAGAACCACCTTCACTTTCATCTTGGCCATCAAATTCTTCAAGATCATCTACTGTTTCATTTTCGAAGATTTTATACTTATTCATTTTAATAGATAAGCTTTCAGTCTTTTCTTCTTGTGATGAAATATCTTCACCAGAAGACTTTTGATCTTTATTATTAAAATGCTTGCTGTATTCTTCTTCTGCATAATCAGCATTAAATAACAGACGAATATATTCATAAAGGTTTTTAATTTCTGGCTGTAAAGACATTACTTGCTTATAATTATCAAGAATAGCAATATAATTCTTGACGTTTACATTAACTTTCTTCTTATGTTCACTATCAATCTTTTCTAATTGCTTCTTCTTTGCTTCAATTTCTTTCTGTCTGTTGGTTTCAGATTTTTCTGCTTCTTCTTCTGCTTCCTTAATCAAATTCTTTATAGAGAACTTAGGAACATAAGAACTATTTTCAGTAGGAGCAGATTCAGCTTGTTTAATTTCTGCTTCTAATTTCTTTTTCTGTTCTTCTTTCTTCTTGTTCTGTTCTTCAAGCCACTTATCATAATCTGGTTTTTCTTTCATCAACTTAGCAAGAGAATTCTTTAAGTCGTCAATTCTAGTTTGAATAACAGTTTCGCTACCATTATTTTCACTATTGAACGTTGCAGTCTTTTCATTAATCTGACCAATCTTACCATTAGCAAGAACCTTATAAAGATTTGCTAAACCAGTAATTACAGCGGCAAAAGAGATTGCCATAGCTTCTTGATGTTGATCTTCTTCTGCATACTTCTTGATAAGCTTATCAAAATCTTCTGGCTTCATATTTACCAAAGATTTTTTCATTTGCTTCATACCTTCACTGATATCATCGCAAATACGCTGATAAATCTTACCACCCTTTTCAAGAGCATCAATCATTGTAAGAATCAACTTAGGACCGAAGTTGAAAATATCCCAACCGCCAACACCTTCAACACCAGGAGTTCCTTGACGAATCTTATCAGTAATAGCTTTTAAATCTTCATGATTTCTAATAAATGCAGCTGGACCGCCAGCACCCCAAGCCTTACCATTTCTATGTTCAATTTCATTAGTAATTGGATTTCGTATTCCTTTCTTAGCAAGTTCAGGATCACGTTCCATTTCTTGATAGTCTTCTACACCTTTTTCAAAAGCACTACGAAGTTTTTCATACCATAACTTATACTGTTTTGGATATTTTTCAGCAACAGCTTTAGCCTGCTTCAATGCAGTATTAATATTCTTACTGAATTCATCGATAGATTTCGGGCAAACAATGTTTGTATTCTTATTCTTTTCCTTATCATCAGATTCATCGGCTTCAAATAGCATATTCATTATATAGTTTAATCCACTATAATAGCTATCTCCCATCATTTCGCCTTCATCATCTTTTTTGATACCTTCAATATCATTAGTACCAGCAGAACGAATAGAATGAATAACGTTCTTTGCAGCGTCAATCTTCATCTTTGGTTCAAGTGTCATGAACTGTGTAAGATAGTCATCATCTTCACGTCTTCCACCAGGAGCTGCACCAAAACAACCCTGCATTATAAGCTTAATTTTATCTGCACCAATTTTTGTATCTGCATCAGCAAGTTTACTTACACACTTACTGCTATAGAATACCATTGCTTGACCGAATTTTTCATATTCATCAACTCCAGCTACACGGTCATCATTATATTTACTTGCACGACTTGTAAGCTTTGCACCTGGGTCTTCAAGTTTTGGAATAAAGTAAGTTCTAATATAACCTTGACGTTTTGCATTATCTAGCTTATCAAGGCATTTTTCAATTTCTTCTTTCCATGTCTTCTGATGTCCATCTTTAATCTTGGCCATAATTTGACGGAATTCATCACTTGGCTGGTTGGAGTTACTATCAATAGTATAGCTAATAGATTTACCACCCTTACCTTCACTCGTTCCATCACCACCATAAGTAAAGGTTCTTTCTGGCTGTTGACCTGGACGGTTAATATTATTCAAGAATTTTACAAATCGATTTTGGTCTTTATGAATACCTTCCAAATCATTTAAAATGGTATCAATCGTAATATTTGACTTACCATCTTTCTTTTCTTCAGCTTCGAGTAGTTCTCTAAATTTCATATTTTAAACTCCAACTACAGACTTTTTATTATCATAAAAATAGTTAAACTTAGATTGTTTTGCGAATTCACTAAACATATCAGACGCAGCATCAAGAATCAAATTCTGACATAATAGAAATACATGTGGCACATAAAGATATTCTTTCTGTTCTGCTTCTGGAAGGCTCTTTACATACTTTTCCAAATCTTCCCTATAAAGAACTTCTCCATATGCTTCCTTAATACGGTCTAATTCATTATATGTAAAATCATTTTCATCTAACCAACCAATAAATGTATTTACCTTATAGAGACCGTAAACACGTCTTGCTTTTATACCGTCGTATGCCAGTTCTTGTTTCAAATCTGTGTTTATTGAATCACAATAATCACGTTTCATTGGATAATCATGATGGAAATTTTTGACTGTTCGCCAAATTTTAAGTGCTAATTCCTTATTATCCTCTGGATTTACGATAATATTATTCATATGCATTATTTATAGTTTTTCAGAACTAATAAAATAAAAAAGGCAATTTACATTGCCTCTTTTAAATCTATTTGAAGAACTGATTAGTTTTCTTCGTCTTCGTCTTCCTCTTCGTCTTCGAGAGAGACGTAACCATCTTCGCCATTATCAGGAGTGATATCTAAATCATCATCCATAGCTTCGATAGGTTCACCATAGGTTTCGTTACCTTCTTCACCTTCTTCACCGGCTTCTTCTTCGCCTTCAGGACCTTCGCCATCAAGCAATGCGTCAATATCGAAATCCAAATCTTCACCGTCTTCACCAGTTGCAAGGTCTTCAGTATCGGCTGTATTATCAATAATATTAAGACGAGCACCACAGCAAGGACATACTGGATTACTGATATCCAAGTCAAATTCTTCATCAGCATCTGGCTGCTTATCAATAAGCTGGTCAAGCTTCTGGTCAATTCTGCTCAAAAGTTCGTTATTATTGAGATTTTCAGTATCTTCTTCACCTTCAGTTGCATCTTCAGCTGCATCTTCACCAGCATCATCCAAATCTAAATCATCGAGGTCAGCATCAGTGTCTTCTGCATCTTCAGCATCATCTGATTTTTCTTCATCTTCCTCTTCATCCTTTTCTTCAGATTCGGTGTCTTCTAAATCGAGATCATCATCTTCATTCATCGGATCATTAGGATCAAGAGCTTCGCCAAGTAACCAACTGGCCATTTGATATGTATTAAAAGCTTGTTTCATTTTAAAAACTCCTAAATTATTTATATTATTTATAATAGAAATTATCTCTTGCCCGCATAGCCATAATATTTTAGATAATCATACAGCTCATTTTCAATATAATACGGAGTTACTTCTATTCCTTGATGACGAACCATATTAGAAATTGCATTGGCTTTCATCTTAATGATTTTCTTTAAATCTTTACTTAAATATAAGAAACGTTCATTGTAATCGCCAACAATATTGCCCATTGCATCAGTTTCAGGCTCATTACTTTCTAATTCATCTTCATAAATTGCTCTAGCTTCAGATTCAATAATATCCAATAAATAGTCAGCCAACTTGTTTTCATTCAAAATAGATTCATTTACTGGAATTAAATCATCGCCCTCAAATTCCTTCTTTGTAGAATCCATTAAACGTAATTTCTTACCACAACATGGACATACAAGATTATCGATGTTGATATCATGACCATCTACAGTTCCGGCTGTAGTAATATTGCCATAATTGTTTAAATAGTTATTTAGTTCTCTGTAATCCATATATTATTTATATCCTCTAAACTGTCTTAGTCCAGTAGTCATAATGGAATGAAAGTTTACAAGTAAGTTTTGAATCAGATGTATAATTAAGTTCTTCATTAAAACCAAAGTCAGTAACTATGCAATTAATATATTCATATTTTGAATTGATAGATTCATCAGTAGCTCCATCATAGACTTTATGTTTTAATTTAACTACTACTTTATCAAAATGCAATGCATTCCAAGTATAATCTAATTCAGGGTGAGTTTTTATATAATCATCACCATCTTCTCTTATCTGTTCATAAACTTGAGTTATTTTTTGAATTCCAATATTATCACGTGGCTCAGAACGAACGTCGAAATTTATAGTGCATTCACCGCCATAAGTTCTAATAACTGGGAAAGAACGTTCAGAACCAAAATATTTTTTCGTAACATATTCAGTATGATATGTAGGCAATGTTACGCTTGTTATAATCAATGATCTATTAAGCAAATTTATAAATTCAGTATTCTTTGCATTATCCCATTCATTATAGAAAGACACGTCAAACAGCCAGGTTGCTTGAGGATCTGATAGATTATAAAAATTATTATTACCAAATATTGAATCCATTTTATACCTTTATTTTAACGTGTTGCTGCTCCATCAGCAGCTCTTCTTGCCGCTGCTGCCGCTGCCGCAGCTGCTGCTGCACCACCAGTGCTATTTCCAGGACCGCCAGTATTAGCACCTCTATTATAACCACCAGCAGTTTCTCTGTCATGTCTTTGTTGTTCTGCAGCTTTTTGTTTTGCATCTTTAGTAGCTTCATATTCAGCTTGTTTAGCTTCATTATTTAAATCATCATAATTAGTAAATTTCATATAATCATATACGAATGTAGCAGAACGAGTTACACTTTCATTACTATCATACGATAATGTAAAATCATCTAATGATACAAGCTGACATCCAAAGAATTCATAACGAGCCATTGGATTTATTTCTTGGCCATGTCTAGGAATATCATTTGCAAGACGATTAGGATCATACATCTTTACTATAATTTTATAAGAAATATTATTAGATAAATTTCTTTTTGTATTATATGGTTTATTATCGTTATCACTACCGTCACTTTCTGGATAATTTTGATTCATATTATTCTTATTATAAATCTTTTCCAGAATTTCAGTTACTTTATAATATTTGTTTTCATTAAATTTAATAGTAAAGTTATTTGAATTAATTGCACGAGTAAGCTTCTTAAATTCCAAACCGCCGTAATAAACGCTAGTATATTCACTTTCACGTTTACCAACTTGGATATCAGTCATAGCTCTTGACAATATATCCATATATTCTATTGGAAAGCCATCTACTGACCCACCAAAATATTGCTCAAAAGAAACTTTAAAAACCCAACATAATGCTGGTGAGCTTTTGTAAAAATTGTTACTCCATATAGAATCCATGCATTATTTATAGTTTTTATTGAAAATTATCGAATTTTTTTGTAAACAAATATAAATACTCAGTAATATTACTATATTTGAAACAAAAAATAGAAAATTATGGAATATACAGCAAATAGTATTGATTTTTTGAAAGGATTGGAAACGGTCAGAAAAAGACCGACTATGTATATCGGTGCGGTTTCTGGCAATCCATCAGACGGTCTATATAGGCTATTAAGAGAAGCAGTAGATAATGCAATAGATGAATATTTAGCCGGATTTAATGACCAACTTTATATTTTTTATAATACAAAAACAAAAGAAACCACAGTATTGGATAATGGTAGAGGAATTCCTGTTGGCTGGAATGAAAAAGCACAACAAGATTCATTAACTCTAGTTTTTACACAGCTTCATGCTGGCGGTAAATTTGATAAGCAAAGCTATGCAACGTCATCTGGTATGAATGGTATTGGTCAGAAAGCTATTGCAGCATTAAGTAATAGATTACAGGTCTGGTCGAATAACTCCAAGGGTAAAAAGTGGTATACTCAGATATTTGAAAAAGGCTTAATTAAGTCTGATGTAAAACAAGTCACTTTGCCTGAGCCATATAAGAAATTAATCAAGAAGACTGGTAGTATTGTTTCTTGGATTCCTGATGAAACAATCTTCACCGATAGCACAAATCTTGATGTTCCTAGATTAAAACGTGAATTAAAAGATATTCAATATCTTTGCCCACATTTACATATTCACATTATAATTGATGGTGAAGAAATTGAATATTATTCCGAAAACGGTCTTATTGAGCTTGTAACTCAGGACCCAGAAAAAGACCAAATTTTTATATACAATGATAGCAATACAGATATTGCTTTGAACTTTACAAAGAATGATGGTTATTCTTTTAAATCTTTCGTAAACGTTTGTTATACAAACCTTGGTGGAACTCACCTTAATGGTTTAAAGAAAGCAATCTGTAATATTGTAAAAAGTAATTCCAAAAAGAAGATTCAAAATGATGATATTCTCGAAGGAGTTATTGGCGCAATCCATCATAAGATGGCTGAACCTCAGTATCAAGGTCAGACAAAAAATGAACTTACAAATACTTCTGTAGAACCAGAAATTATTGAAAAAGTTACACCGTCTCTTGAAAAATTCTTTAAGAAGAATAAGGAATTATTAAATGGTATTATCAGTTATGCTGAAACACGTTTAGACCAAAGAGAAAAAGCAAAACTTGATAAAGATTTAGCTAAGGGATTAAATGCTTTAAATAAAGCTGCTCATAAGATTTCTGATAAGTTTGTTGATGCTGATAGACGTAAATTTAAGAATCCTATGGATTGTGAAATGTTCATCGTAGAAGGTGATTCTGCTGGTGGTCACTTTACAAAAGCTAGAGAACCAAACCAAGCTTGCTTGAAGATTAGAGGTAAGATTATTAATGCTGAAAAAGCTAGCGATACAGATTTGTTTGGTAAGAAAACAAAGAAAGGTGAAAAAGAAGAATCTGGTAACAGAGAAATCAAAGACCTTGTTGCAGCTTTAGGTTGTGGTGTTGGTGATGGTTATAATGAAGCTAATCTTAGATTTGGTAAAGTAATTATTCTTTCTGACGCTGACGTTGACGGTATGCATATTCAATGTCTTGTTCTTAGTTTCTTTGTAAACTATATGCCAGATCTTATTAAGAATGGACACTTGTATATTATTGATGCACCACTTTTCGTTGCTTCTAGTGCAAAGAATAAAGCTTATGGAATGACTCGTGCAGAAGTAGAACGTAAGATGAAACAAGATAAAGTTAGTGATTATACAATTCTTCGAATGAAAGGTTGGGGAGAAGCTAATGCCGATCAGCTTAGTGAACTTTGTCTTGAAACAAAAAGTAGAAATTTAATTCAATTAAAATGGACCGAAGACCTTCCAGAAATTATCAATAAGGTTATGGGTTCAGAATCTGATTTTAGAAAGGAAATGCTTGGTCTTAAAGGTTAATTATGAGTAAAATTTTAAACGCTACAGAACTTACACAGAAAAATATGTATGATTACGGTATTTCTGTTATAGAAGACCGAGCATTACCTGATTTAAAAGATGGATTGAAACCTATTCAAAGAAGACTTTTATGGACAGCTGAAACATTGCATCTTTATGAAAGTGGAAAGACAATGAAATCTGCAAGAGTTACAGGTGATTGTATGGGTAAATTTTCTCCCCATGCCGATTCATATAATGCACTTGTAACAATGGTCAATTCAGAATATCCTGCATTTATTGGTCAAGGTAACTGGGGTGATTTAAGGAATGACGCAGCTAGTCAGAGATATACTGAAACAAAGTTATCAAAGATTGGCATGAAAATGCTTGAATGTAATTCAGCTGGTGAATATATTCCTAACTATACTGGTGAATTTAAAGAGCCTGTTGTAATTCCTACTCGATTCCCATATTTCTTTGTTAATCCTTGTTCTGGTATTGCAGTTGGTATTAAGTGTGAAATTCCTGGTCATAACCTTGAAGAAGTTGTAAATGCACTTAAAGCTATAGTTAAAAAAGGTGATGACACTAAGGTAAAGGATATTCTTAAATACATTAAAGGTCCTGATTACGCTTATGGTGGTAAATTAATTTCTACTCCTGATGAAGTTAAATCCTTATATGAAACAGGTCAGGGTATATTAAAATATGAATGCGAATATACCGTTGAAAAGTATAGAAAGAATATGCTTCTTACTATTACTGGTTACTGTCCTGGTTTTAATCCTGATACATTCATCAAGAAAATGATGGAACTTATCGATAAGGGTGTTGTAGTCTATGTCAATGACTCTGCATCTAAAACAGAAACTTGTAAGCTTGAAGTTGTATTTAAGAATGAAGCTGATTTCGAAAAAGAAATCCATAAGCATTTAATTAAATCTTGTTCTTATAGGTATTATGCTCTGGAAAGAACTAAGTCTAAATCTGAAGAAAAAGATGTAGATACAAAGGTTCTTACTGGAAATATTCTTGATTTAATGAAACGCTGGATTGAATGGCGAAGAGACATTGAAACAAAAATGTGTGTCGCTGAAAAACAGGAATATGAAGATAAATGCTGGAGAGCATATCTCAGATTACTTGCTTCTAAACATATCAATATAGTTATGGATGCTTTGAAGTCAGATAATCCAATTAAGTATATTGCTGAAAATATGCCGCAGATTAAGGGAACAAAACGTGCCATAGAAGCTGCAAAATATATTGGTGATTTAAAGATTATCTCTATACAACAGATTGACCAAGCTAAAATGTCAAAAGATATTGGTGAATTTAAAAAGCATATCGATGAATTAAATGATGATATTAATAATATTGACAGAGTAATTCTTAGAGAACTTGAAAAATTAAAACCATTCTATAAAGAAAGAATGTTAAAAATTGATTAAAAAGAAAACCAGGATTAACTCCTGGTTTTTTAATTTTACGACATCCAGAATTCGCCTGGAGGAGATTCAAGTCTGATATTTTCAAGACAGTAATCGTATTCTTCTTTATAAGAGCTGTATAGAGAATCAGCATTCAACTGACCACCACCAGCAATAGTAATAGAATATTTACGTAAAGAATTAGTCCATACCATACCAGCACGTGCAACAACCATCTTTCTAAACATTACATCATTGAAGATTTTTATAGAACGTTGACGCTTATATACTTCCATAATACCACGAACTGGTTTACGAGGAGTCGGCCAAATAGATAATTCTTTTTCTTTTTCATTATATCTGACTTGGTAAGATTCACCGAAATCAATCTTTGCTTGTTCAAGCCACATTAATGCAGCATTCCAGCTACCTAAAACGTCACCATAACCAGCACTGTTTCCATAGCATGCACCTCTAAAGATAGAAGAACTGTTCATGCTCATAACTGAATCGTAAAGTGCATTATGCGGAAGTGTAAACAATTCGTTAATATCACCTAGCCAGTTTGCAGTCTGGAAATCTACAACTGTTTCAAGTTCTTGACAAATCTTATAATGCGTTTTTCCCGGCTGTAATTCGAGAATCAAATAATCACGATAATGGCCTTGTCTATAATAATAACGCTGAATATATCTAATGCAGTCACCAATAATATAGTTCAACTGTTGGTCAGAAATTTCAATACAGATAACAGGAGAACCAAGCATTAACTTGATATAGTTACGCATTTGTGCCATATTCTGAATAGTCGTTCCTTCAAGAACAGGGTCGCAATTATTAGGCGGAGGACCTGGAGGACCTGGCGGGAACGGAGGCTTCGGCGGAAATGGCGGAGGGAACGGAGGCATAGAGCCAGGAACAGGACCTGGAATTGGGCCTGGAGGAGGCATTGGGCCTGGAGGAGGCATTGGACCAGGATGCGGAGGCATTGGACCGACTGGACCAGGAGGAACTGGTTTTAAGCGAGAACGAGAACCCTGTGGTGGTTCAGGCATCATCGGATCTTGACCTGGTATTAAGATTTCATCAATTACATCACTCATATACTTATTTATAATATTACGCTAAAATTAAAATAAATGTTAAAAACGGGTTTACAAACCCGTTCTAAATTATTATATTTTTATATAACGTATTACAAATGCAATACAGATTATTGTAAAAATTCTTTCAAGTCATCTGTATCTATGATTTCTTCACCGTTTTTTATTTTTTCTCTTATTTTCGACACGGTAGAAAGAAACATCACTTGACTTGGCGATACGTTCTGTGTAATATATCTGGCAGGGGTATCACGACCATATTCTTCATCATAATGAAGTTGTATAGTTTTTGGTAATTTTATAATGTAAACATAATTACCATAATCTGTTGCATCAAGGATTTCTGTAAGTTGACGAAAACGCTTGATAAAGTCTAAATTGAAATTTCCAGAAGTTTTATACATTCCACGAAGTTTCCAAAGGTAGACACGAGCATTCGGATAACGAATTCTATCATCGAATTCTTCATCATCAGATTCTGAACTTTTCGCCTTGATACCTTGTGTTGTAATAATTGAAGGCTTTACTGGAGAAAAATGTAAAAATATATTATCAAAATCGATGTCATCTAGGTCATAATATCCTTTATCGACGCTATGCATTTTCAGAAGATGAATCGTTCCGGTATTAACAATCGATACATACCAACCATATTTTTGAATAATGTTATCAAAATCTTTTAACGTTAAACCTTTTTCTTCTAATTGATCTAACAAAGGTTTCTTTAAAATCAAAAAATTGGCAATACTATCATACTCGGGTAATTCGGTTCCTCTAGGAAGATTGATAATAATATCGTCATTATTGTATACAAGGTCCAACAATTTATTAGCTGGCACTGATGTTTCTAAAAATTCGCGAAGTATCATATAATTTATTTATATATACTTCAGAATGAAACTTTTTATTTGCCATTTTCCTGGATGTACTTATAAGACAGAAGATAGAAGCAAGATTGAATTTCATCATATTATTCCAAGAGAATTATGGCCGAGATTAAATCAGAATGTTACTTTGACATTATGTCCAACACATCATCGTCTTATATATCATCCAGAAAGCACAAGTGGTCCACATAGTATTCAATCAAAAGATAGCTTATCGATTGACGGTATTTACAAAACCAATAAAGGCTATGCAGTTATCTATAAAGATATAAATGACCAAGAAATTACAGAATGGTTTGATGATTAATCTAAAAATATTTTACATAGAAAGTTAGAAATATTTTTACAAAACTTTACACTCCACAAAATAATTACTATATTAATGTTTACATTTAAAACAATATAATGGAGTAAAAAATGAAAAATAATAATTTTGAAATGTGTGATTGTGTTATGAACAATCAGAATGGCAAGGTTTTCGTCGTTGCATCTGATGAATGCCAAACTCGTAACCGTAGACAGCTTCGTGGTATGGAGATTCGCCATCCGTCCATCGTTCGCACTGCCGAATCTAAGCTTACAAAGATTTCTTCTACTGCACTTTGTGTCTGTGCAGAAGCTGAACGTATTGTAAGATGGAAGAAGAAGCAGTCTGATGCTGACAAGCAGATTCTCACTATGGCACGTGCACTTCGTAAGGCAATTGTTGCTTAATTAAAGGCTTAAATGGAATTTTATTTCGTCAATAATCTTGATTTACCTCATAACGATAGAAAGCGTAAGGGTGAATTATACGATAGATATATTGACGAATATTTTTTACCAGCTGATGTAGTTTGTATAGCAGGCGGTATATCGGAATTTTTGGATATTGAGATTACATTTTTAATTAAATTAGCACAAAAATATCCAAATGTTTATTATGTTTATGGTGGTTGTGATTTGAAATCCGATATACCGCTTGATTTAAAGTTTGAAACAATAAAGAATAATTTTAGACGTTTACAAAAGAATAAATGCACCCCCGAGCGATTAGACGGTAATATTTTTAGTGTTGATGAGCTTGTGCTCGGGGGTTTTATGGGTTTTGACATGCGGGAAGATATTTCCCAGTGGAACTGGTGGACCGAATCCAAGAAAGATTATATGGATTTCGAAAAAGAACGATACGAAAAAATTATAAATAAATCACCAGTTGTCGATGTAATGGTTTCTTATTATGAACCTAAAGCCATGAAGATAAAAAATGAATCGAAAGTATGGCATTATGGTTATGGAAATAAAAAAGAAATAAAAGAATCCGACGGTAAGCTATTGATTACGAATAGCTGTCATGTTGAAAATTCAAAATTTACAAAGCATGATTTTTTGATTAATTTATAATTTAGAGGTAATAAATGAAGATTCTTGATTTCAATGTAATTGTTGAAAATGTTGAGTCATTAGATAAATTATTGTCTGGTGGATTAGTTCTGCCGAATAATTTTACCATTCCCATGGCATTTGGCCGTGTTACACAAATTGGTCCTGGTAGATTTAATGAAAAGCATAATGTTCAGGTTCCAGTCGACCTTGAAGTTGGTGATTTAGTAGTTTATAATCCAGGCGTTAGCAAAGAAATTGAACTGTCTGTAAAGGCAGAAGATGGAACTGTTCAAAAGAAGAAGTTTAATAAGGTTATGTCAACCGAATGTATGCTTGTTCTTGCAGAAGATAGAAATGGTCAGATTGTTGGTATTAAGTCTGTTAAGGAAAACTATGTCCTTATTAAGCGTGACGCTACAGATAAGAAAACTGCTGGTGGTATCTATATTCTTGAAATGAATAAGACTATCAATAATATCACAGGAACAGTATATTTGTCTGGTCCAGGTAAGTATAATGCTGAACTTAATAAGAGAGTTCCGTGTATGGCACAGCCTGGCGATAAGGTTGCATTTATTGAAATGCAAGCAATTCAGCTTACCATTCCGATGAAGAATGAAAAGGGTGAAATTGTAAAGGAAAAGTTCTATGAAGTTCCAGATTCTGGACTTGATATTTTGTTGACTACTGATAAAGAAGGAAATATGAACGGAGTAAAGAAAATTAAGGACAAGCATGTTCTCGTTAAGCGTGCTTCTGGTGAAAAGAAAACGTCAGGTGGTATCTACCTTCCTGAACTCGACCAAGAAGGTCATTTTGTCGAAGCAACAGTTATCATGCTTGGCGATAAGTTAACTTCTGATGTTAAGGTTGGTGACAAGATTGTTTATGTCGACGCTAAGGATAATAACAAGGAATTAAAGCTTCCGATTGCTGGTGCTGATGGTAAGGTCACAACTGAAAAATGTTATATCTTAGCTGAATCTGATATTGAGGTAATTCTCGATGACGAAACGCTCTAAAATTACAATAATTTCAATAGCTGTCTTAGTTTACAGTATTATCTTAGGCTCTACTGGAGTCTTCGGTAATACCGTTCAAGACGGTTTATTTTATTTCTTTAAAAATATTTTACCTATAATTGGAATTCTTGTTGGATATTTCTTGACGGTATTTATTCCAATTCGTGTATTCATGGCATTAGAAAGAAATTCTAAGGCAAAGGAAGAATACGAAAAGGAACAGAGATTACAAGAACATGCAGCAAATAGTAAAGAGTTCCAGAATAATATCTTAGAAATGTTAAATAAAGAGGACACTGCTCTATGATCAATGGACAAACACTCGAACAGGAAGTAAACGAACCTAAGCATTATCGTTCTCATGAATCTGGTATCGAAGCAATCGAAATCACTCGTTGGTTACAGTTTGATTTAGGAAATTGTTGGAAGTATTGCATGCGATATCGTGACAAAGGAACACCAAAGAAAGACCTTAAGAAGGCAATTTGGTATATCAAAGATTTCCATGAGCACTATATTGACTATAATAACGATTCTACTTTTATTCATAGAATTCCAGAAGAAATCGTTACAAAAATGTGTGCCGTTATTGAAGCAGAACCGTCAAATGTTATTAAGGCAATGTTTGAACAAGTTCTTGGTATCGTTACACAAAATGGAATTCTTGAACCCACAACTTATAACTCTGCTGTAGAAGAACTCACTTCTTATGCAGAATCACTTGAAGAAAAAGAATAATAAACTGGAGAATATATGAACGAATTAAAAATAACTAAAGCTAAGGTTTATCCTTATAAAAGAAAAAGTCGCACAGGCGCAATCGGTGTAGGTATGATCTTTTTAGATAATGGATTATTGCTTACTGGATTAGAACTTATTGAACGTGATAACAAGAGATTTATTAATTATCCTAAGAATCCGTATAACAAAAAAGGTCGTTCATATGTTCAGCCCGTTACAGCTACAGCAAATGAATTGATTACGAATACTCTCTTTGATGCTTATTATGCAATTAATCCGAATCAGCCTCTTGATGAAAAGTTCTTAAGCGAAGCAACTGAAGATTTCATTAATACATGGACTGCTAATGTTGCTGAAAAAGAACAGAAGTTAAAGGAAATGAAGGAAAAGGCAGAGCAAGAAAAGACTGAAGCCGAAATCAAGAAAGCAGCAGCTGAAGTTAAAAAGGCAATCGAACTTACTCACAAGTTCAATACTCCTGAAAAGAATGCTGAAACTTCTGAATTGATTAATGAATGTTTAAAGCTTGAACAAAATAAGGACAAAGAATAATATGGCACATGGAAAATCATCATTTAAAATGCCGCCACTTTTTAGGAAAGAAAAAGATTTTTATTCTATTGTCAATGACCCTAAAAAATTACAAGCATTAAAAGCAGTAGTAGATCAGGCAGCTAAAGTAAATGATAATTTTAAGCATTTTAAAACCATTTTCGAATGGTATGCTTACGTGGAAACTATATTACCCGAATTTGAAAAGAAAAAAGAATTTACTGAAAAACTGGAGAAACTAATCTATGAATATTCAAATGAATCAAAAGGAAGTGACACCATTGAACTTAGTTAAGACGGTTTACGCTTCTGTTCTCGAAGATGTTAATGAACATTTTGATGACTATGCAAAAATTTTTGTCAAGGATTATGACAATTATAATGAAGAAGAAGCGAAAGTCATTGCAGCTAAAAACATGGACCTGTCAAAGAAAATCAATACCTTTTTAGGAAAGCAGAAACTGGTATAGTATGACATTTAAGATTGGACATATATATAAAGATAGTGCCAATAATACTTATCAGTTTTTAAGAAGAGACGGTGACTTTGGTATTTTTAAATTTAACCTAGTCGAACGTCGATATAAAATTATTAAGTATTGTGGCGTGGAATCAATTATTCAGTTTGGTAAAGTAATCGTAAAATGTGCGGATATTAAACCGACTGATGATCCCGAATTTGATACACCAAAAGAACCCAAAATAATTAAGTTAAATAGTACGCAAAGGTATATTAATGTCTTCAAGAAAAACATCACAGCAAAATGTAGTAGTCACTGAACCGGATGAAAACGATATCAATGATATTCCGCCGGAAGAACAAGAAGGTCAGCAAGTTAATCTCGGTGAAATCGGTAATTATTTTGACGTAGTTCGTAATAATTATTTCGAAGCTCAAAGAGTTATTTTCCTTGTCGGACATATTTCTTGGGAAATGGGAATTCATATTATTCAAAAATTGTCATTCTATGATGACGGAACAAAGAAGCCGATTACAATTTATATTTCTTCCCCAGGTGGCGAATGTGATGTAGGCTTTGCTATTGTTGACTGTATCAATGAATTGAAACGTAAGGGAGTTGAAGTTCAAACTATTTGTATTGGTTCTTGTTCTTCTATGGCTTCAGTTATTCTTGCAAGCGGAACAATCGGTAAGAGATTTGCATTCCCATCTTCAAGAATTATGATTCACCAAGCTGGCGTTGAAATTACTGGTGGTAAGTTAAACGATATCAGTATTATTCAACACGAATTGCAGGTTTGGACAGACAATATGAATAAGATTTTTAAGAAACAGACAGGAAAAGAACTGGAAGAACTTAGATCTCTTACTTCGTATGATAACTTTATGTCTGCAGCCGAAGCTAAGAAGCTTGGATTGATTGACCAAGTTAAAACCAAATTGATTTAAATATGGAAAATATATTTAATGAAATATTAAAAGCTGAATATCTGGAAGATGTATTTGAAGGTCTTCCAGATACTCCAATGAAAGATTATTATGCGCTATTCATTGCCTCGATGGCGCATTATAATTTTCTTACAATAAGTAGAGAATTTGCAGGTTTACTTTATGTTCATATTTTAAATATAGACATGCCTGATATCGATTCCACAATTGAAAAAATTAATAAATTCTTGATTAATAAGTCTATTAGTCAATTGGAAGATGAATTAAATGCAGAAGAATCCAAATAAAAAATCAGAATCTGAAGTATTATTAGATTTTCTTAAAAAGATAGCTAGTGCTGAGAAAGTTTATGAAACTTCTCCATTAAATGCTATTATTGCATTTTTAAACGAAGAATATATAATAGAATCAATACAACAGATTAGCAGTAAACTATGTTGTAAGTATTCGGATTATACAGATTATTTCTGGTCTTTTGATGATATAGCCGAATTAGTCAAATTAAAAGACTCCGACCCTGAAAAATATTATACTGTAATTCAGTATGAAAATATATTATTGAATATTTTAGGGGGTTTATATGAAGTCAAATACAATATAGTTTTAAACCCAGAAGATATATATAAATCATATCTACTTCTATTAAAAACGGAATAATATTATTAAGTATTATAAATATAACGAACAACGGTATAGAATATGAGTGATTTTTTAGACTATTATAACAAAGAAGCGAAAAAGAACGCTATGACTGAAGAAGAACGTTTTGCCTTACACAAAAAACAAAAGGCTATGGAAGCTCAACGCCATAAACTTGACGAAGAAGATGATTTTTACTTCGAAGATGACGAAGTAGCCGATTTACAAGAAGGCATTAGACGTCCGTCTCCTCGTCCGAGACCCATTCATAAGCCTATTCCGCAAACTCCCCCGGCTCCAAGACCAATGCCGCGTCCGGTTCCGCAGCCAGCTCCTGCACCGGCTCCTGTTAGAAAGCCTGTAGAAGACCCATTCGATAAGCTCGAACGTCCTATTCAGACTCCAGCAGAGGCTCCGAGACGTAGACGTATTATTACTCCAGAAACTCAATCTGCAAATCCTGCTTTGAAAGAAGCATATTCAATGATGGATGCAATTAATTCAAAAGTGGAAAGTATGTTCTACCGTTATGGTATGACAGGTCTTGAAAAGATTAATGAAAATATCGAAGTATTTTTCGAAG